TGGAACGACTAATGGTACTGGGTATTCAATATCCAGACTTTGACCGCCCGCAGCATTTAAGTTTGCTTTGATTCGGAATACACCGCCGTCAGTAACTTCACGACAAAACAAACGATATGTCATACGTGAGTTAGTCGATGCTTTATCTGAACCCAAATGAATGCCTAATATGTAACCAGTCTTACCGGCAGGTACTGTGTATGTTGCCATCAAAGTCTGACCTAGTCCAGCGAGAATCTTGGCCGCGAGATCTCCACCTTGATTAATTGTAACATCACTTGCGTTGGTGGTAGTAGACATCTTGCATCGGAACACACGAGAGAACGTTAGAGTACCTGTCGCGCCGATAGCAATCGTCTCACTCTGTAGATTGTAGTCTGCATCTAGACCGTCAACGACCACATCTTCGCCGACCTCTGTTAGAGAAAAAACGGAAACTAGACCAGCGTCTGGGTATGGGTATGCGACATCGCCGTCATTACCGTCCCAAACAGTCCCTTCGGTCACATCCCCGTTAGTCGCACCAAACTTGTTAATATGTGCGTAACCAGATACATCACCGGCTGCGATTGGAATATTACTTGCCGCGCCAGAGGTGTTTAGGATGTTACCGTCTTTGTCGGCAATCATTACGACTTCGTGGATATCGTTGCGTTTGTTTAGGTGTCTTTCCCTACCTACACTATATTGTGCCATAATATGATCCTTAGATTAGTTCGTATTCAGTAAATCTGAATGTAGCGTCAAAGTTAAGATATGTGACATCGCCTGCAGTAGAAGTTAGTTCGATATTACCTACTTGCGTAGGAATACAGTTTTTGTATTTGATAGTCACATTAGAATTGTTGTGACTTGTGAGAATGATTACTTGAATGTCATGATGTGTAGTTTCTTTTGTGCCGTAAGTAATACCTTCCAACCACTCAAGAACTTCTTTGTAACACTCAAGGTCTTCATCTAGAATGAGACTAATAGTGAGTTCGCCATAGTTGATAGTGTCTGGCGGCAAAGGTAATCTTTGAACACGAGGCACTGCCATCTCTGCCGCAGTCCCTGTTGCGCCAGGATGTGATACTGTATGCGCAAAAAACTTTAGATTACCAAGCGAACGTTCTATGATAACACAGAACCCTGTAGGTTGCAAAAAGTTTTTGTTAGGTGTTAAGTCCATAATATATCCTCTTAGTCACTTTATTTATACGCATAAAAAAAGGGAGTCCGAAGACTCCCCAAAATGACTAGTAGACTAGTTCTTTTTATTATGCCTTGTCTAGGATATTGTCTACACGGAAGATACGGTAGTACTGGTTTAGACCCTTAGTAGTGTCGATATCGCTAGTTGGCATGTCAGTTACGAATGGGTTTGCAACCATGCCATAACGAGTCTTGAACCCGATACGTGGTTGGAAGTCATTCTCACCAACTGCCTTGACCATCTGTAGTGGTACATATGGGCAGTAGAACATACCTGCGTCATATGGGTTAGTACCCTTATAACCTACTGTTACGTAGTTGGTAGTTGCATATGGATCGATGAATACGCGTAGGCGACCGTTTAGAGTACCTGCGAATGTGTTACCAGTGTCGTCGATTGACAATGAAGTGTTCATTGCTGGGGTGTAATCTAGCATGCCAGAAGCTGCAAGTGCAGTTGCAACGTCAGAAGAACATACTACGATGTTACCCTTACCGCGACGAGTTTCTTTCGCGATAACGTTTGCTTCACGATCTAGTTGTACAACAAGACCCTTGAACTTCTCTGCAGACCAACGACCATCAGCGTCTGTTGATAGGTCGAAGATACCTGGAGCAGTAACGTTAGATGTCTGTGCACCTAGCTTTGCCTGAGTGTTGATTGTACGAATGATTTCGCGGTTGATTTCAGCAAGAATCTCTGTAGACAGAATGTTTGCTAGTTCTGTCTCAGCGTCAAGACCGTGGATTGCTTTCAAGTCTTGCGCTAGTTCTAGAGAGTACTCTGCCTTCAATGCGCGTGACTTAGCAGTAACAGTCGCCTTGTCGATCGAGAAACCCATCTCTTGGAAAGATTGATCGCCGTCTCCACCTCGACCTAGAGTCTCAGCTTGTTGTGTTGACATTGGACGACCAGCAAGGTCTAATAAACGACCAGTTCCTGGTAATGGATTGCCATCGCTGTCTCGAGCACCTTCAAATCCAGAAATACCTGAACCGTCTTCTTCTTGTCCTAGATCTCCGCCTAGACCTGAGAAACGAGTTTCAACTTCGTCGAAGAATGTTTCTCGAGCATCAACGCCGTCACCCGACTGCATACCATTGTAGCGTGACTTCATCGCGAAGATTAGACCAGTTGGTCCTGCCATTGGCTGGACACCACATAGGTCATATGCCATTAGGTTTGGCATTGCGCGACGTACTAGTGAGATCAATACTGGATCCCAGTTAGCTAGTGGAGAAGCACCCGCGTGAGTTGAGTTAGTTGGTGCAGCTTCAGTTAGGAAACCAGCAGAAGCAGATCGCTCTTCGATCATTGCGCGTTCTTGGTTTTCTAGGATAGCAGCAGTTACTGCCTTCTTGTGGTGATCGGTAATTGCGCCAGCAGATTCTTCGTTTAGAACTGGTGACCACTTCTCGATCAATTGATCGTATGAATTGTTCATTTTTCTAATTCCTTATTTCTTAGAGGTTTTACGAAGAGCATTCAAGTAAACTTCCATCGATGACGAAACTTCTACTTCTTCTTGTTCAGTATCTTCTGTTAGTGTGGATACGGATTCTTCAAGTTGCTCTGGGATTTCTTTTGAGAAGTATGATTCCTTGACAGTGTTTACTTTAGTGACGAATGTTTCTTCGTTCTCAAAATCAACGCTGTTTAGAAGTTCGGTTAACTTCTCTGCTTGTGTGTCTGCTAGGCCACGAGATGCTTCTGCGATAATAGTATTACGCTTGTAAGTCTCTAGTTCCTCAGCAAGTGAAATTGCATCACCAGTAGTTGAGTTTAGTTTTTCTTCTAACTCAGATACTTGCTCTGCTAGTTCATCAACTAGGTCTACCTTGGTTTCTGGAACTTCAACATATGACTCAACGAATAGATCACGCATACCGTTCATGAAACCTTCAGCGATTTCGGTACGTAGACCAGTTTCGATTGCCACCTTGTTTTCTTCCATCCAAGTTTCAACCACGTAGTTTAGGTATGAATCAACCTTACCGACTAGATCGGTTTTGATTGTTTCGACTTCTTCAGCAAGCTCTTCTGCGTACTGTTCCTCTAAACGAGTAACTTCTTCAGATAACTTAGTCTTGACCGCAGTCTCAAAAATGATTGCAGTCTTCTCCTTGAACTCTTCGGAAAGAGTCGCTTCGCCTTCAACAATTGCAGATAGTTCTGCGCTTGTGTCTAGTACTGCAACGTCTTCTAGGTCAACACCTTCCGAACATACTTTATCGTATGCTGCCATTAGATCGGCCTTCTTCATTTTTGAAGAAGCTTTATAGATTGCGTTTACCATGCCAGCTTTTGTCTTTGGCTTTGGCGGGGCAACTTTTGAAGTTGCGTTAGCCGCCTTATCGACAGATGCAATTGACTCTGGTTCAGAGGTTGCATTTGCGTCTGGCTTTCCTTTTGCTTTAGGAGCTTGTGCTTCTTCGAGAGTTTCCTCCACGATTTCGTTAGTTTCAATCTCGGTATCGCGGATTTCACTTTCTACTTGATTTAAATCAGTCATAGTGACTCCTTTATAGTTTAGATTTGATTAACGAGAGGAAATTCTTGAATTCACGCATCTGCACTTCAGGTTGATGTGCGACAGGTGCTTGCTTAATTTCAGTCTCTATATCTTCAATGACTTGAGGTTGTAAGATTCCATTATTCCAGACCCAGTCTACACCTTCCATAATCCCATTAACAAATGCTTCTGGTGCTGATGGATCTTGTACGATATCTACCGTATTAAGAATAAAATCATCTTTGACGTACATTACGCCGTTTCTGCTCTCAAGACTTCCCATTCCACGAGTTGACACACCTAGTTGAACACCACCTTCTAAGAGACCTTTCACAATCTTGCCCATTGGGGTATCCAATATTTGTGCCTTTCCAACCACATCATTGCCTTCAAAACGAAGATCAGTAATAAGGTGAGAAACTTTATCCAAGTTAACAGTCGGACCTTCAGGGTGATTGAGTTCCCCGACGGCACGCTTTTTGCTAACCTGATCTTTAACGTACGTGTCTACTGCCTTCTCCATAATTGGTTTAGGGTAAACGCGACCGTTACGATTCTTTTTGTCTGCTTGTGCAAATACACCTTCAATGACGAAATTTTTATCACCATTCTCTTTGGCTTCAACGATACAATGAACGTCGTTCTCTACGTATTCGCTTATCAGTTTCATTTTATTTTTCCTAAGTCCTTGAGGACTTGTTTCGCGGTTGACTCCGCTTCTTTTTGTGATTTGAAAGTATCGACCTTGTCACCATCTATCGTCAACTCGAACCCTTTTGAGGTCTTTGTGATGACAACAGGATATCCACCCATCTTCTTTTTGAAGACTGGTTTAGATGATTCTCTTAATTGTCGAAAAGTTTTCATACCACCCTCTTTTGTAGTATTTATACAAAAAAATTTTTCTAATGAACTTTTATTATATTCTTATTAGTCAACTTCAACAAAATCGTCTATCTCATCGAGATTTACGTCTTCGATTTCTTCTAATTCAGAAGTAATCTCAGAGTCGTCTTCACCGAACTCTTCTGCTTCTGAACCGTATTCTACATCCTCAACGCCGTCTTCTTCATATTCTGCAGCGTCATATGGTTCTTCACCGTTGAAGATTTGACCTGCGACTGCAACTTTCTCTGCGTCAAGTGTGTCTTGTACTTTAGCACCCAATGTGTCTTGAAACAATTGGTCTGCCGCATTAAAGTCGCCCCGTTGTAACGCATTGATAAGGTCAAGCGTGGGGTTAGTCTCTGTTTCTAGTTCTAGGTCTAGGTCTAAGTTTTCTGCTTCACTCATAATTTTCTCACTGTTCATTGTCATTTTCATTTTCATCACCGCCAGACGCTTCTGTCTCGACGTTGATTTGTTTGATCATTTCTTCGATGTCTTTCTCATCGAACATCATTACATTCTTCATAATCCATGTACGAGAGAAGTACTCGCCCACATATTGTGAAATCTGATCCATTGTCTGTAGACGTTCACGCAATAGTTCTGCGTCTTTCAGTTCTGAGAAATGGTTGTCGCGATTATAGTCAACCTGTATCTCATTCTTCCAATTCTCCCAGTCTTGTTCAGTACAGACACCTTTCAGTAGGCATTGCTTCTTTAGAATGCCAAGGAATAGGTTTGCAAACTTCTGACGAAGACGATCGATAAACTTCTGGAACTTCACTTCGTCTCGTGTGATCTCGGTTGAACGTCCTAGGGAGAACTGCGCTTCTTGTTCTAGCCTGTTGATTGGTACGTTCAGTGAACGATATAACTTCTTTTGAAAATAAATGATGTCATCGATCTGACCAAGGTTTTCACCGCCTGGTAGAGTACTTATCTCTGTTCCTCGTCCGCCTTCGCGACGTGGCAACCAGAAGTCTTCTAGCATAGACATATGCTTACGGTCGTCTTTTATTTCGCCAGTGTTTGCATCATAGACAACCTTGTTGCGATAACGCGCCATGATGTCTTTGATATGTTGCTCTGATTTACCTTTCGGTAAGTTACCGACATCAATATAGAAGATGCGGCGTTCAGGTGCACGTGCCATACGATAGATGACCAAAGAGTCTTCCATCATACGTAATTGATTCATTGGTTTGATTGCTTTTTGCAAGTAAGAAAGGACTCTCTTCTTGCTAGGGTCCAACAGACCCGAAGTGACATACGAAATAGATTCCGGTGTCAATTTGATACCATTACTTGTCCCAGCTTTTTCTTGATATAGGTAAAACTCATTTACCTTGTCTACAAGTTTTGCGCCAGTTTTAGGATCTTTTTTGTGTGTAACTTCTTTGACTTTGCGGATCTTAGTTGCGTCAACAGGACGGATCTCTAAGATACCCGACTTTAGATTAGATTCATTGACAACCAAATGATGATACATTCTACCATCTACATACCACGACCTAAAAATATCATGACCGTGTTCTTCAAAGTTTAGCATTCCAAGAATGCCTTCAAACTCTTCGGTCAATACTTTTTTGATTTTGTCGCTGGTTTCAACTTTGTCTAGATTTAGAGAAACTGCAGATTCTAGTTCTCCTGAGACGACAGACTCATTGATGATATCTTCAATAGCAGCGTCACATTCTGGGTGTTCTGCCATGCCGCGATATTTTCGGATGAGTTCTGAAGTGTCTTTGGCTGCAGTACCTTCCATGTCGACATACTGGCCAAAGTAAGAACCTGAAGCAGTCACATATCCCGCACCATCCTCATCTACGCGAGGTACAATAGAAGGCGCTTTTGGGTTTTCTTCTTGTTGTCTTGATACTCGTTTCAGTTCAAAACCGAATGCCGATAGAATACTGTTATTTGGTTCTGCCATATAATCCTCTAAAACAAAAATGGGGGTGGTGTTACCCACCCCATCACATTACTTATTATACCATTAACTTGTGGTATTTGACTCCCAATATTGAACTTGGAATTCTACTGTGAACTCTTCGATAGCGTCGTTAGTCTCATAACTTAGGTCAATTGCAGAGATGTTAGTCGGGAAACAACCACGGAAGTTGTATGTCTTAACTACATCACCATCTTTATCTAGTTGATCTACAATTAGGTCTGCCTGATATGCAACTGGGTTAGTGATACCTACGTTCGCGCTGTGCGAGTTGATACCGTTCATCCAACGTTCCATTGCGTTACGAACTTCGAAACCTACGTCATTGATGACTGTTACAGTCCATGGTTCGAAAGTACGATCGCCTGCGATCTTCAACTGACGGCCACGGAAAGGGACTTCGATAACATTCATTACAGATGCAGGCAACTGTGCGCCTTTACACATGAATGAAGTTAGTTCGGCATCACCACCAGCGTATGCTGGGAAGTTGACTGTTGCACGGAACAGATTAGGACGAGCGCCACCACCACGGATTTTTGCTTTGAAATCATCTACTCTTAGTGACATGATTATACTCCCGATGTTCCGACGACTTCTTCAAAGTCAACACCAGATC